TGTATGGTTAAATATAAATTCATAAGTCGCTTAATTGCGCAAATTGTCCAACTTAAAAGATTATTATTGTTTCCTGGTTTTGTAAGTCGCAATTATATTGTGCATCCAGATGTAAGTCGCTTGCGGGCGCAGAAAAACAAACCACTTTTTCTAAAATGCTTTCTTTTAGGAAGCTATTGTAGAAGTATTTATTGGTTATTACTAATAGGTACAAATATGTTTGGGGGGAAAATATCTGAAAATCCACTTCATTCTATTAAAAACAATTTCAGTGGTCGAACAAATGTTCCGTTGCACCAAATGACTATATGGTGCAATTGTATTTTACTAGTCACACTCTTGAGATGGGAGTTTAACCGTCTTTCTGTAGCTGTACCAGGCGTGGTGTTTTTCACCAATTTTAATGTAAGTATTGTTCTTTTGATCACAGTAATTTGTATGTTGATTGTATATATTTCGCAAGTTTCATGTGGTATTGTATATAAGTGTAATGGGAGATTGTTGTCAATGTATAATGTGTTAGACGACGATTCTCCTCTTGAGGTAATTGTTTTGCGATGTGTGATCGTAGCTTGTTTAATTTGTATGGTTTCCATTTGCGTGATATTTATATTTCATGGTTTTTACAATCGTATTAATCAAGAAATTTTTATACCACACGCAAAATACACTTTTCGAGATGATGATTTCGAAGAGCGCAAGGAAAGAAATGTAAATAAAGAAAAGAAAAAAACAAAAAAACATAAAAAGATTGTGAAAGATGTTGATGGTTTGGTTGTTATACCACAGAAACTATCGTGGATAGAGCAACAAAGATTGCAACTTTGCAAAGATAAGTTTTCTGACACCGTTGGGAAAATGGTTTTTGAGGGAGAGAAACATAAGAAAGTTATACTTCCTGAGTTTTTAAGAAAATTGGAAATGTCTAAGCTTAGTCAAGTGATGGGTTCGTTTAGATGCATGTCTGCAAAAGCGGACAATCCAAATGAAACCTCACGACTAGAGGAACTTAAACGAGAGTGCAATGCATTAAATGCGTCAACGCGAGTTTTAGTTAATGGAAAGTATCAAACACAGTATTTGTGGATGAGACCAGAATTTATTACTCGTGTCCGAGATTTTGTTGTTGGTGTGTATGAGAAAATTGATGTACAAATGATCGACAGCGTAGACATTGAGCGTAATGTTTTTATGAAACTACCCGCACAAACTGCTTTCGCATATGTTACTAACAAACTTTTTTCCACAAAGATGGTTGAAAGATGTAGCGTTGGCGTACTTGAGGAAATGGTTCTGCAATCTCTGGATGACGATAACAAGTTTTTCAAACGTTCAGCATTTTTGAGTGAAACAAAAATCAAGGCTATATTAAGTACTGGTATTAAAACAAAGAAAACGCACAAAGAAATTTTGAGCATTCTTAAAAATAAAATGCCTTTACCAAAAGCTGCTGGTTTTAAAACCGATTGGACACATGTTGCACTTTCTAGAAATGAGTGGTCTTGGTCTATTGGTTTTTTCGATAATTCTTGGTTTAAGATGAATTTTAGAGATGATTGTCGAAAGGAAATTGCGAACATTGTAGTTTCTGAAATAGCACAGTGTCGAGACCGAATTTTACAGTTTGCACAGCGTTTTTTGGAAATATCACAATTGACAAAGAAACAGCGCAGTGAAATGTATGTTAAAAGATCAAAAATGATTGCTGATTTGTTGCGAACCAACAAATACCAAACAATGTTTTTAAAAGGTATTGATCCTGTGAAAGTTAAAGACTTGGCTTACAGAGAAACTCGAGAAAAATTGGATAAGTTGATGATTCGTGAATCAGAAATTGTTGTTGTTAAGAAAGATTTTGTTCGAGCAATTGATTTCGTGGAACATGAAGAATTTTTAATTCCAGAAATTTGTATTCATGAAAAAATTTATCCAAAGAAAGTTTATGATTACACACCGGAGATCGACTCTGAAGGCTTTCAGACTGTTGTCAGCAAAAGCAAAAGAAAGATTAAACATCGTTGCGAAGCCTACTTTTTCAACGGAGCTTATATTGAACCCAACACCCAAACAATAACTTTTAATGTGTTTGTTGGTTTCGTTATCGCTTTGATGATTGTATTAATTCGCTTCGTGTATACTAAGCTTTTGATTATGTATGAAGAGGTAAGTCGCGCGGTTTACAATGTGTATGAATCTATCTACACTTTCAACGCATGTTTGTATGAAACGTGCAATTTGTTGGAGGGTATTAGATCGAGAACTGTAAACTTATACAGAGCATATCAGGTACCAATGTTTGACTTTCAGCCAGATTCCATGTTTGCTGCAATGCAGGCTTGTCGAGAAAAACATAAAGTTTTGTTCGTCGAAATCGTTGCAGTTATACAGATAATGTGTTGTTTATGGGTTGGTGATCCTGTTGGAGCTTTACGACATTCCGTATATTTAAACTGTACAAGGCCTTGTGCCTGGTTACCAGTTTTTATTTCTGCAAATTTAGCAGGAATATCTCTACTTAAACATGGTAAAGCATATATTAATGTGAATTATAGAGGGAAAAACGTGAATGTGGATAAAGAGACGTTCGATCGTATGGCCAAGGATAAAGATTTTCAATTCACTGGAGATGAGGAAATGGAACAACATGCTGGAACTGCAGAAGAGTTTGGCAAGATTATTGGTGCAATTTTTGGCGCACATTCGTTGTTTAACATGAGCACAAAAGATGTGGACGTTGCAAATAGAAATTTTGCATACATTCGCAATACGTGCCAAGCGTCTTCGTCTGTGTTATCTACTGTTGTTGAAGTAGCTCGGTTCGCTTTGAGGATGTTATTCGGTTATGATCCATTGGATGAAGAATATAGAGAGGCTGCAAGCAATGCTGTTGAATTGATATTGTATGTTGATAGAATGCAACTACAGTTAAATTCCATACGCACAAATAAGATTGCCATGAATGAAGTTGTTGTTAAGTATGATGAGGCAACCCAGTTGCAAGCTAATTTAAAGTATCAGCTTTTACCTCACTACATGCAAAGAAATTTCGAAACTAGGCTAACCTTGCTTCGAGAATTTGCTTCGGAGTGCAGCACTCTATTGGGGTTCAGTGGATCCCGAACGTTGCCAGTTGGTGTATATATCATGGGTAAACCTGGATCCGGGAAAACTCCTTTGGTGCATTTTTTAATGCATTTTTTGTCTGCAAAGAAACGCGTCAAATTTAGTATGGAGAAAGCTTTTTTCTTTTCCAAGAAGTCAGATTTTATGGAAGGGTATAATAATCAAGAATTTGTTGTTCTTGATGATATTTTTTCGTCATCTGCTACGGAAGACAGAAGAGGAGAAGCTATGTGTGTACTGGATATGATTAATACAATACCATACAATGTTAATATGGCATTTGGTATGAAAGGAAAGAAGTTTTTTGATAGTTCGTATGTTTTTACCACTAGCAATTTTTCAGCTCCTTCATTCGAACACATAAATTTTGGATGCACTGGATTAACAGATGCAGATGCGTTGAAAAAACGTTTTCACCTTGTTTTGTCGAGGGACGAGCGAGGCCAAGATCGTGTTATTAACAATGTTTATAAGGTTTTGAAATGTGATTATGACCCATCTTTAGTTAATACATTATTAACAACGTTGGAAGTTGGTGAATTGGTTTACAATATGCATGAAAGAAATTGCAAAGTCAAGGACGGTCATGCCGTTGATTATGAACACATGTTAAACTTGGCGCATCCGATGGAACCAATACAACCAGAAGACCTAATTCATGATGACATCAGCGAGACATTTGAGCCACAAGCATATGAGGTGAAGAAAGTTAAGCTGTACGACACGCGTAAATTCTTTTTAAACCTTATGCAAATTTTGTGCAAGGAATGGGCAAAAGAAGTTGCATTATCTGTCATTGTCATTATATTTCTGGTTTTGGTATCAATTGTTGTTTGTCGAAAATTTGCCGAAACTTTCTTTGTTGAATCAAAACCTGTAAAGGTTAGAGGCGGACAGAAAAAACATGTTAAAGGCAATTCAAGACCAATAAATTTTGAGGAAGTTAATCTTCACTCTGGACAAGCTGATACGCAAGTTTTACATACTTTACCAAAGGGTGTTATGTATGTTGAGTTTACGAGTGTGGCAGCTGATGGCTCAACACCTGGAACATCGTGTGTTGGAGTCCACTTGGGTGAACGAGCAGTTTTGATCCCTTATCATGGCATTGCCAGTCATATTTTAGAAAATCCAATAGACACCATACAGTGTAGAGTTGTATTTTCTACTGGTCAATCGACATTTAACTTTAAGGGAGTTCGAGCTGTTTCTGTTGCAAACGAGGATTTATTTGTTTTCCAGTTGCCATCTAGCATTCGTACACCAAAGGCTATGCGTTCATTGTTTCAAGACACTGCGAATATGGTTCATTTGGGTCGTTTTTCTACTGTTTATATTGGCCTTGCCACTAGCACAGGTTGGACAGCTCAAAAGTGTCAAATAACAAATGGAACAGACAATTATACTTATTCTGTATATGGCAAAACAATAACCATGCAAAAATGTTTAAGTTACCTTGGTAATTCAAAACCAGGATACTCTGGAGCACCTATATTCTATGTTGGTGATGACGGAAATGTGCGAATTTTAGGTTTACACATGGGACAAACTCAGGTAAATGGTGAGTACGCTCGTTGCGTAGCCACACCACTTACTAGAGAGCATGTTGATAAGATTATTGACGTTTTTAAACAAAAACCAGTTGTTCAAACAGAAGATTTGTTTACTGAGTCAGCATCGTTTACTTTTCCATTTAAAATAATTGACAGAGTGCCACCAGAGGCTGCAAACCATCTACCAAAATCTTCCAAACTTAGAGAGTCCGATTTTTACGGATACGATGACGTTCCAGAACAAATACCTGCGCGTTTTTCTCCATTTGAGTATCGTGGTGTCATTTTTGACCCGCGCTTCATTGCACTTGGTAAATTGACACAAGAAAGATTTGAACCTCCAGAACCTGTTTCTCCAGATGCTTTGGATTATTTGCAGGGTTTGTATCCTCGATGTGAAAATAATCGTCTGTTAACAATGGACGAAGCATTACAAGGTGTTCCAACCTTGAATGTAACACCTGTTGTTGCAGCAACATCGGCTGGATATCCTTTTAAGCTTGGCGCTGGTAAGGGAAAATCCAAATATTTGGTGCTGACAGATAATCGTTATCAGTTCACGGATGAGACACGAACCATTGTTCAAGAAGCCTTGGATAAACTAAACCGTGGTGAAATTATGCCTGTGATTTGGGCGGATTCCTTAAAAGATGAAACGCGCCCTATTGAAAAAGTGTTGAAGGGTAAAACAAGATTATTTTGTTCTTGTCCTATAGACTATTTAATTGTGGTGCGCATATATTTTGGAGCATTTGTTGGTTATATACAATCTTTAGCAGCAACTAAACCAGTTTCAGTTGGGCTTAATGTTCATTCAATTGATTGGACTTTTCTAGCTCAAAGAATGACCAGTCTTGGTGGTTCCGTTGTTGCTGGTGATTTTTCTGATTGGGATGGTAGAGTACCAGGTTTCGTAGGTAGAGTTTTTGTTACCTTTGTTAACTGGTGGTACAATGATGGACCATTAAATGCAAGTATTCGATATTCGTTGTTTCAACATGTGTGGAATAGTGTGCGAATTTTCGAAGATTGTTTATATCAAACTTGCGATGGCAATCCTTCTGGTAATCCACTAACTTCCATTTACAATTCATTTTGCAACATTATCATGTGTTTTACCATTTTGTCTGAAGATTTTGGTTTTAGAAATGATGAATTTGAAATAGCTGTTTATGGTGATGATAATTTGATTCACACTACTCAGCTTCTAAAAGTTAATCAGTTTACACCACATTTTAAACGACGTTTTGGTATGGATTACACTCATTTTTCCAAAGTAGCTTTCGATGAAGTTGATACTTTAGATAAAGTGCGGTATCTTGGCAGAGCTTTCGTTTACACTGGTAGTATTTATTTGGCGCCTTTGAAGTTAAGAGTAATTATTGAAAGTTTGTATTGGTACAGGAAGGGAACGGACCCTTATGTAGCAATGTTGGCAACTTTTGATTCATTTTTGATTGAACTTAGTCACTTTTCTTTCGATGATTTTGAAAGAGAGAGGGACAAAGTGTTTAGGTTTGCAACGGAAAATTTACCACCGGATGTTGTTGGAGCTTTGCGCGGACGTGCTAAAACTTACCATTCTTTGCACAATGATAAATATCATCCTACAAAGAAAGTGGTTTTCACGTACGAACATTTTTAGAATCTCCGTAAGGGGAGGAAAGCACCTATGCATAAATAGGAACTGTTTAAATGAAGCAACAGTTTTTAAAGAACTTCATAACGTAACTATGCGTAAATAGTGGTGCTTGAACTATGCCCGATAAAATCGAAATGGTTTATTGCAACTTTATATTTCCTGAAAATAACGAAGTTAATTCTAGCCGTAATGTTGAATTTACGGAAAGGGCTGCTAATGATGCAGCTCCTGCAGAGATTGTTGAACTTGGTACTTACCACGATGTTGCACCAGTTCAACAGGGGTCAGTTAACTCTGAGCAAATGCAGTTGCCGTTTAAAAACTGCAACATGGAAACATTTGATTTGGATAATTCTCTTAACCGTGAGTTTAATATTGCAACGTACACATGGATGACAAGTTACGCTGCAGATTATTCTCTTGGTGTGGCAAATTTTCCAAATGCATTGTTTGTGCAAACTTATATAGCAGATAAAATTGCAAATTTTAGGTTTTTCCGTGCCGGGTTGAGAATATCAGTTCGTGTTGTTGCAAACAAATTTTTGTATGGCAGAATTATGGTAGCTTATATACCTGGTTATGGTAAAACATATGATTTTACAACCACACCACTTACTGCTCGATGGCTTTCCGGCTTTCCGCATATGATTGTATCTGCAAGTGCAGGTGAAACAGCAATTTTTGATATACCTTTCATTTGTCCAAATCGTGCTATTGATATAAGTACTGTGGGTCGAGCTGATATGGGTAAAGTTTACTTTGTTGTTTTGAACCCCTTGATTGATGTTAGCGGTGATAATAGTGCAGCTCAGGTTTTTGTTACAGCAAAATTTACTGATGCGGAATTGTTTATGCCTCATGATGTATCCACAACTTCAGTGACACGATTTCGTAAAGGAAAAATATCACAGGAAGTTGAGAATTCGTGGGGAGTTGTCGACTCAGATTTCGAACCGCATAGTGCTAAAAAGAAAGGTGCTGAGTCTCGTGCCAAATCTGAACACAATTCAGTTTCTCGAGTTTACAACTCATCAGCACCCTTAGCAGCTGACATAGAATCTTCACCATTCTATTCCTCTTATGTTTCTCATATTGTTAAATTCACTAGACCAGTTATGGAATTAATGGCAATGGCAGGTTTATCAAAACCATCAAGTTTGGCTGCCACTAATATTAACAAAATAAATCCTTTTACAGATTTAAATACTGGTTCTGGTATTGACACTTGCCCAACGGTAGGAATGGATCCGGAGAATCAAATATCAACAAAACCAGTTGTAGCTGGTATAACTGTTGATGAGATGGATTTTAAACAGATATGTGGCACACCAGTTTTAACAACGGTATCAGGTGTTACATCAACATCTACCTCACCTTTTATACTCGCACCTTGTCCGTTTTTAAATGGCAATGCTGCGCAGTTTCCAGACGGAAATTATGCTGATTGGTTATCAACATTTTTTAAATTTGTGTCAGGTTCACGTAAAGTTAAAATTTACGTTACAGCTTCACAATTTCATTCTGTTCGTTTGGTTTTGTACTTAACTGATGAAATTGCTACGGCAGATTGGATGAATTGTTATCATCGCATTTTAGATATTCAAGGTGATACTGAAACGGAGTTCACTTTGCCTTATGCATCATCAAAAGTTGTGGAATTAAATTATACGACGGGGTATTTTAATTTGGTTGCCTTGGTGTTGTCTTGGTCACAACCTGACGCTACGTTAGCTACCCCTATATATTTGAATGTATACACTTCCGCTGCTGATGATATTCAATATGGTGCGATGATTGAAACTTTTTTCACTGAATCAAATCCTCGCAATGATTTTTCACGCGCTTTTGAACCTTTTCACGAGTCAATTAGATCATACACCACTGAAAACTTCGTTTTTGGTGAGAAGTACACAACTATACGCGAAATGATCCACAAATATTTACCTGTATCGAACATAGCTCTTTCTATGTATGGAGGAACTGGCGAGTATCCAGTTTTCGCTGGAACTGGCAATGTTGGTGCAGGTAATTATGCTGCTGTTGAGTTGCTTGGTAGGATATTTATGTACTGGCGAGGAACTATGAGATACAAGGTTTTGCCTTATGATAATATTCGCATGCCAGTTTACCTTATAGACACAAGTTTGAACGTCGTAACGGGAACCTCTATGGGTTGCACTACGAATCCTGTTGTTGAATTTGCGGTACCATATTATGACAATGTATTATTTCAGTCTACGGATCAAAATGGTGATTGGACATGGTGTGTTTATCCTGGTACAAATGCTTTTGTTTTCGAAGCAGCTGGGGATGATTTTTCATTTCACTTTATAAGACCCCCCTTTTATACTGGCGGGTTTCAAGTGGGTTACGATGGATCTGGCGTTCCAGTTCGTTACAAAAACGCTTCCAACAATGTTTGCGGTTATTACGGTTTAGCGCAAGCAGGTTTTTCAGCATGGTCGTAGGTTGCATTAACAGGTTTTAATTTGGATTTTCCTTAATAAATTCAAATCCATAAAACAAGTTTTGTTTTTGGACAGTATATTGTACAATCTGAAGTGTGCTGTTGTTTTTAATTGTAAATCCAATCATTTTAATTACTAAGCGTGGTTGGTCCTTCGGGTTTCTGTACTATTTAAATTTGTAGCGGACGCAGTATCGTTGTGATAAATTCTCTTTACTTGTGTTAGCTTTGAAACGCTACAAATTCTTTTTTCTCTATAATTTTGGAGTTTGGGATTGTTGTG